GTTCATTATTTCGCAAGCTTAAATATAAGCGGAACAATGAAGATTGTATTACCTAAGTCATGGTCTAACACCATGCTGCAAATTCGCATCCAGGGCTATGATTACTCAGGTGGCACACAAGGAAGAAACTGGTCTGTCGATGTTAGTGGCTATAACAATACAGGTTCATTATGGATCAACTATAGCGCGAACATAACTGGTAATGCGCCATTCACATCAGTGAGACTAGCTCATGATGGAACGCGCTGCGTTATTCTTTTAGGCACTACGGCTACGGTATGGCAGTACCCTGCGGTTGTCGTTACAGATTGTGTTGCTAGTTATACTAATACAGCAGGCTGGGATACTGGCTGGTCTATTTCACCCATAACATCCGAGGCTGGTATAACAAACATAGCGACCCCAGTTACAAATAAACAAGTCATGGCTGGCAGCATGATTATTCATGCAGGGGCTGCGATACCATTGGGCTACTTGAAAACCAATGGCGCGGCAATCAGTCGCACAAGCTATGCACAGCTATTTTCTGTCATTGGCGCGACTTATGGCGCAGGCAATGGCACAACGACCTTTAATTTACCTGATACACGCGGTGAATTTTTACGCGGCTGGGATGATGCACGCGGTGTTGATGCAGGTCGTGCACGGGGTAGCTGGCAGAGTGATAGCTTTAGATCGCATGCCCATCTTATGACAGATGTAGCAGGCCCCATCTTAGGGCGCGATGGTGAAATAGATGCATCAGTCCACGCAACTATCAATGATCGAAATTATGTGGCAAGAAATACTCAAGCAACTGGTGGCGCAGAAACCCGCCCTCGTAACTTAGCCGTTCAATATCTCATTAAATATTAAAGGAGTATGCTGATGCAACCACCCGTACCAACAAGCAAGCCAGTTGGCAAACCCACGACAATCTATCATGTTGATCCACTGACAAACGAGCTGACAGGCTCCGCCATCGCGGATTTGGATCCCATCGAGCAAAAAGCACTTATCCCAGCCTATGCCACTGCGACTGCGCCCCCCCAAAAAGTGAAGGGCAAAGTCGCTGTATTTGACGCAGTATTAGATGCTTGGTCGCAATCGCCCGATAACAGAGGTGTTGTATATGATACGACAACAGGCGCTGAAGAGGTGTATACAACCATCGGTAAATTGCCACAGCATCTAACAAAAGCAAAGCCGTTCCCTCATTCAACTTATGACCCAGCAAAAAAGGCTTGGGTGTTGGATATTACGAAGCTAAAAGCCGTCAAACTTTCAGAAATCAAGACGGCGTATGATGCGTTGATTGCCTCACCTGTGACAGCCTTGGGCGCGTCATTCGATGCCAACGATGTATCAAAAGCACGCATTGACCGCGTTATTGGTCGTTTAACAAGCGGTTGGAAACCACCCGTCGGGCAAGATGTGTGGCTGGATGTCAAAAATCAACCCCATCCGATGACGTTAGTCAATATGAACGCTATCGCCGATGCTATTGCTACACGTGATGCTGCTGCCTTCTTCCGCTTGCAAACAGCAAAAGCAGCAACGAACACCGCAAGCACCGCCAAATCCATTACCACAATCAAATTCTAAGGAGAATAAACCATGCCAGCACCCTATTTACACGGCGTTCAAGTCGTCTCGAAAGTCAACGCCACACGCCCTATCCGCAGCGTCAACACTGCCATTATTGGCATTGTCGGCACGGCACCCGATGCCGACCCTATCGCCTTTCCACTTAATACCCCTGTTCTCGTCGCAGGCGACCGATTACTTGCAGGAAAGCTTGATACCACAGGCAATAAGCTAGGCACGTTGCCGCATTCGCTTGATGCCATTTTCAGCCAAATAGCCCCGATTATGGTGGTGATTCGCGTGGCTGAAGTGAAAACAGCGTTGGGAGTGCTTGATGTTGCATTAACGCAAGCCAATGTGATTGGCACGGTCACCGCTTCTGGGCAATCCACAGGCATGCAAGCCTTGCTGACCGCTGAATCAGCTTTGGGCGTTCGCCCTCGTATTCTTGGCGCACCAGGGTGGACAAATGCCCAGCCAGTCGCCACCGCGATGGACACGATTACCACAGCCTTACGCGGCTTTGCTTATTATGATTTGGCAAGTGCCGATGTGCCTTCTGCCATCACCGCACGCGCCGCTTATGGCAATATGCGCTCCATGCTTTTGTTTCCAGGCTTCAATGTGTTTGACACCGCAACAGGCGCACTTATTGCGCAACCTGCATCCGCAACAGCCATGGGTTTGCGTGCCAAGCTTGATAACGATGTGGGCTGGCACAAAACCTTATCCAATGCTGTGGTCAATGGCGTGAGCGGTTTAACCAAGCCAATCTCTTGGAGTCTTCAAGACCCTGCATCCCAAGCCAACCTATTAAACAGCAAAGATATTACCACCATGATTCAAAAAGGCGGTTATCGCTTTTGGGGTTCGCGTACGCCAAGTATCGACCCTGTGTATGCGTTTGAAAGCGCGGTTCGCACGGGCGATGTGTTGGCAGACTCGATTACTGAAGCCCATTTGTGGGCAATGGATAAACCGATGAGCAAGCAGTTGTTTGATGATATTGTGGAAGGGGTCAATGCCAAGTTCCGCGAGCTCAAAGCCATGGGTTATATTGTGGATGCTAAAGCATGGTTAAACCCTGATTTAAACACGGTGACCACGCTTGCCGCTGGCAAACTTTGGGTGGATTATGATTACACCCCAGTTCCGCCACTCGAACAGCTTGGATTTAATGCCACCATCACTAATCAATATTTGATTGAATTGATTCAATAAACCATCCAACACGCCGCCTTCTTTGGAGGGCGGTGATTGGCTAAAAAAGAGGAGCATAAGAGCATGAAAAAAACATACAAAGCCCTGCAAGCGGTTTATATCAATCACCAAGAGTTAAGCGTGGGCGATACGATTGATTTGCATGAACGCGCAGCACAATTTCACATTGCTGATGGAACGCTGCAAGAAGTTGCACAAAAACAAGCAGCCAAGTCTGCCAAAAAAGGAGCATAAACCATGATTGCAGCTATTCTAAAAGATTTTAATTTATTCGTAGATGGTTTTGGTTTCTTGGGTAAAGCCGAAGAAATCAACCCCCCCAAATTAACCCTTAAAACAGAAGAATTTCGCGCGGGCGGCATGGACGCACCCCTCGAAGCCGACATGGGCATGGAAAAGCTGGAGGCTGATTTTAGCTTGATTGAATACGACCCACATACGCTTGGTTTGTTTGGCGTTCAAATCGGCGCAGCATCTTCATTCACGGCGCGTGGTTCCATGACAAACCCAAGCACGGGTATTGCTGCCCCGATTGTAGTCACCATGCGTGGACGCATCAAAGAATTGGATATGGGCACTTGGAAGCCTGGCGAATCCGCTAAACTGAAATGCCAACTGATGCTTAATTATTACCGTTTAAACATGGGCGGTGTGGATATTATTGAAATTGACGTGCAAGGCATGAAGCGCATCATCAATGGCGTAGATCAGCTGGCATTAACACGCGCTAATTTGGGGATTGTATAAATGACAACCATCCATCTGAAATACCCCATCACAAGCAATGGCATTGAAATAAAATCGGTCACGCTGCGCCGCATTACTGTCGGCGACTTGGAGGTGGTAAGCCCTGAATCAAGCGAATTGGGAAAAAGCCTTAAGCTTGTTTCTATGCTTGGCGAACTATCACCAGAAGATGTTCGTAAAATTGATGCTAGCGATTTCAACAAGTTCAATGAAGCGGTAAGCGATTTTTTGGCATAACAGTGGATATGCCGCGCGCAATCATTGCGCAGTTGGGCGTGGCGTTTCACTGGCAACCCTCGGAGATAAGGGCATTGGCGTTGGATGATGCGTTAGCATTTATCGATGAAGCATTAAAGATGGGCGTGTTGGAAAAGGCTTAGTACATTTGTCCGTCAACACAATCCAGCGTCATCGCGGTAAGCCATAGGATGAGGTAAACAGGCACAAACAAAGCGGTGGCAATCATCCATGCGCCTGCATCCGTGATATCGTGCAACAGGATGTACACAGGCATGATAAGCGAGATAAACATGATGGTTTTAAATTTGATGGATTGCGTCATCAAATTATTTTAATGGAGTGAGGCTAAAATGTCAAATATGAACATGTCCATCACCGTTGCGGCTATTGATAAATTCAGCGCACCTGCTAAGAAAATCGCCGCATTATCCAAGGGCATGACTAATGCTTTAGAAAAAAGCGCCAAGGCATTGGGCGAGTCTGGAAAATCGAAAGCCGCGATTGAACACTATCGCAAGCTTGGCGAAAGCATTCGTAAAAACAGCATCGCTATGCGAAAGGCAAAAGAAACCACCACAGCGCTGGCGCGTGCTATTGCCAAAACAAGCAATCCAACCCGTGAGATGCTGCGAGAGTTTGAACAAGCCAAACGCACCACATCGCAACTATCCAACAAGTATAAAACACAAGTCGAAAAACTTCGCGGTATGCGTTCTGAATTAAAGAAAGCAGGCATTGATACACGCCATTTGTCGAGTGAGCAAAAACGGCTTGGTCAGAGTATTGCCGCCGCCACTAAAAAAATGGAGTTACAAGCCCTTAAAGAGCATAAACTATCCAAAATCAATGCAAAGCTTGACCAGAAACTTCAAAAGTCCGCCAATATCTCGTTTGTTGGTGATGCCGTTGGCAGACTTGGGCGCGGTATATCGGGCGCGTTTTCAGCACCCATTGACCGTGCGCGTGGCGTAGCTAGAAGCCGTGGTGAATTGCAATCATTGGATATGGGCAAGCGTGAAATTGATGCTGTGATTCAATCTGCTCATCTTATGTCAAAAACCTTTGCAGGCATTGATACAGCATCATTTGTAACGGCTGCTTACGACATTAAATCAGGCATATCCAATCTTACAGGCGATGGCGTAGCGAAAATGACAGCCTTAGCCGCCATGACAGCCAAAGCCACCAAATCAGACACCGCAGGCATGACATCCTTGTTTGCTACTGGCTATGGCGTGTTTAAGAAAAGCTTGTTTGCAGGCATCACAGATAGCGACTTCGGGGCAAAGTTTTCAGCAGGTTTGGCAAGTTCGGTCAAACAATTCAAAACCGATGGTGCAAAAATGCAGCAGGCTATTGAGTCGATGGGGTCGGGATTAGCTGCCGCAGGCATGCCATTGCAAGATCAACTCACGGCGTTGGGGATGTTGCAGCAGAAAATGCAAGCAGGCGAAGCGGGTACAGCGATGAAAAGCTTGGGCGCAAAAGCAGCGCAGGCACAAGCTTATTTTAATAAAATGGGTATCGCTATCAACACGCTCGATAGCAAAGGAAATGTCATAGCCATTCCTGATATGCTCAAACAAGCAAAGGCGGCTTTTGGTTCACAATACACCTCAAAAGTTGGCAGCGTCATGTTAAAAGCCTTTGGTTCAGAAGAAGCCGTAAAAGTGTTTGAAGGCTTATGGGGTCAATCGGGCGATTTTGCGAAGAACAGCGCGGCGGTTAGCGAAGCGATGGCGAAAGGTGAGATGTACACACGCGCTATGGCTAAGAACATGGATAACAATGCGGATGCACGTTTACGTATTTTGTCACAGCGTTGGAGCTTGCTTAGTGAAAAACTGGGCACGGCTATGTTGCCAGTGCTGGAGAGCATGATTCCAGCGATTGAGTGGGTATCAAATACCATTACAAGTTTTATTGAACGATTCCCCACTGCATCAACTGTAATTCTATCCGTAGTTGGTGTGATTGGCGGCATAGCCTTGGTACTTGCGCCAGTTGTTACCGCTGTGGCGGCGTTGACTGCGGCTTTAGCGTTTATGCGCGCAGGTTTAGCTAAGACGCGGCTTGCAGCAGAGATGTCATCGCTTGGTGGTGGCGGGTCTGGCAGGAAAGAGGGCAAGTTTGGTGGTGGCGGGTCTGGCAGGAAAGAGGGCAAGTTTGGAAAGATAGGTAAGTTCTTAAAAGGAAAAGCGGGCGTGATTGGCGCAGCCATTACAGCATTATCCATTGGTTCCACCCTTATGGGCGATAGCCAAACAAAAGGGCGCGATGTCACCAAAGATGTCGGCATGTTTGCAGGCGGAACGGCTGGCTGGATGGGCGGTGCTGCGGCTGGTGCGGCTCTTGGTGAAATGATTTTCCCTCTAGGCGGCGGCATACCTGGCGCACTCATTGGGGGGCTGCTTGGGTCAACGGCTGGCGCAAGTGCAGGCAACTATGCAGGCACGAAAGTTGCCGATTTAACAGGCATGAAAAAAGCAGGAGGCGGCGCAATCCAGCAAGATAACCGCGCCACCTATGTCACCCATATTCAAGTGAACGGTGGTGATCCACAGGAAGTAAAAGCGGCTGTTGAACAAGTCTTGACTGAAAAAGAGCGCAACCATGCCACCGCCACAAGCGGCGCGTTGTTTGATTTGCAAGGGGCGTATTGATGGCGATTAGCAATGAAGTCATGATGAAAATCGGTGCATTTAAATTCGCAGCTGATGCGGCGGCTTATCAAAGCTTGAAGCGTGTTTCTGAATATGTCTGGAAACCACAAGCGCGGCTAGGACGCAATCCAGCCATGCAGTATCTTGGCAAGGGCGGCGAAAGCATCGAGCTATCAGGCGTGATTTATCCAGCCGAATTTCACACAGGCATAGACCAAGTGGCAGCTATGCGAAAAGAAGCTGCCAAAGGCAACCCCTTGTTGCTTATTTCTGCCAAAGGTATGCAAGGTCAAATCTTGGGCTTATGGGTGATTCAAAAAATTGAAGAAACTGGCACGTTGTTTCTTGCAGGTGGTAGCCCACGAAAAATCGAGTTTCGCATGAGCCTGCAATTTCATGGGGGTGATGTATGATTCAATACCGAACCAAAGACGGCGACATGCTTGATGATATTTGTTTTAAAACATACCAGCGCGAATCAGCTATCGTCGATGTATTGAACGCTAACCCCCGCCTTGCCGCACTTGGGGCAGTGTACAAAGCTGGGGTTATCATAAACTTGCCATTGCTACCAACTACCACGAAAAAAGCGCAATCCATCGCGCTGTGGTCGTAAGATGACCCCTGATTTCACTATTACTGCCGACAACATTGATGCGACTGCAATCATTCGTGACAGACTGATTAGCATGACAATCACAGATAAAGCAGGCAATTTATCAGACAGTTTACAGCTTGTGCTTGATGATCGTGACCACGCCATTGCCTTGCCACGGACAGGTGCAGAATTATCGGTTGCTTTGGGTTATAAGCAGACTGGGTTGGTTGATATGGGCAAGTGGACGGTCGATAGCATTGAAATGATGTCGCCACCACAAACGCTCACGATTTCAGCTCATGCCGCAAATTTATCGAGTGCTGCAACAAAAAGCGGCAAAGCCAACACGTTGCGCGAACCAAAAACACGCGCTTGGGATAATATATCTATTGCCGATATTGTGGCTTCCATTG